ATGTCACCCAATTTAATTGCTGAACACGATAAAATATTAAAATGGCCGGAAGTTAATGATTTAGCTTCCGGCCATTTTTTATGGCTCCCTGAATTTAAAACCCCGAGTGGTGACCTCTTTCGAGCATTACTTGAAGATGATGGTAGCAATATGGCCCATCTTCATATCAAAGAGAGACTTTCAGGTGAGCATATAGCAAGCTATGTTTTGACTTTCGACCTCACCCCACCACTGGATTTAGGCCAACGTTTACCCCAAGTTGAATCAGCTTATGTCTCACAAGAATATCAAGGCGGGGGCGTGTCTACTGCCACCTATAAAGCCATTATTGACCACTACGGTGCTGTAATAAGTGATACTTATCAGACTGAGGGCGGGATGGTGCTTTGGCTGTTTGGTCTATCTAAAGATGACAGCATCCAGTTAACCATTCTAAATGTGGATGGTCATACGTTGGATTATAAAATTAACGAACACGGCGAAAGGATCAGTTTTCAGGCAGATAGAAAGTCTTTACTGGAAATTGCCGATACGGTTTGGGGAAACCCGGATAATGTCGAACTGAGTAATCTGGAGACGTTGGGCTTTACACCATCCTGGCGTAATCACAGCAATCACGTTTTAGCCGCAACTAAATCTATTATCTAAATCCCCTGATGGCTCCCCATAAATAAAGACAGACATATAGGATCGTGATCTACTTAGTGTTCCAGTAAAAAGTAAGGTCAGTTAAAAGGAAGGAGAAGTTAGTAGTCGATAACGTGGAATCATTACCTGACGAGTATGTCGATGTTGCTAGTCAAATTACCTACACAGCAAAATCTGACGAGATTAAGAGCGCTAGTGAAAACACGGCAGAAGCTAAAGCCATTGCTGGAGGAAAGGATATCAGTGAAGTATTTATTAACCCAGTTCCGGGCGCTCGTATCGAGACCGGACCAAGATCATTGCAAGTGCGATGATGCGGGTTATTTATTGCCGCTTACGCACAGTTCGCGGTGAAAAAGTTTTACGCAGAATGCGTGATGAGGGGCCGCTCTATTACATCTCAGCAATAAGCGGAAAACGACTCAAGATGGGTTCTGCGAGAAATGGGTGAATGCAGAAGTTGCTTGATCAAGGTCGGCTTTATTTGCGTTTTTCAAGTTGATTTTTAAAAATCAAAACCAATCCAGCCAAGAGCGTTTTGGTCGGTTGCGTGGCAAGCAAGACGGCTAATTATGGCTACAAGATATATTAAATGGCCCGAGATGTTGCTGCTAGTTGGAAAGAGTAGACCAACAATCTGGCGCATGTATTCCAAGCGTAATGAATTCCCGAAACCAGAGCGCACAAAAAGCGGGATGTTTTTAGGTTGGCCTGAAGCTTCTTATGAGGAATGGGTTCAAAGCAAGAAGTGCTAAATCACTACCTGACCCGTCTAAATGGCGGGTTTTGTATTTTAAGCGGCAACTTATTGATTTTATTGGCCCCTACAGGGCTCGAACCTGTGACCTACGGCTTAGAAGAACGTCGTAGTGTATATAACTCATTGTAAATAATGGCCTAATCTGCATTCACGAGCGACATTATGGCTAACACTGACATATCAGTGACACTTCTTTGGCACTATAGATGCGTCACTAATATGTCACCCGCTTCATAAGCATCCCTGCCCACCCATCACTCCGGTGCTACTGGCCACATGATATCCGGCGCTGCACTTACATCAATATCATCAAGCGCTATACGATATGACTTCCACAGTTTCAGCTCTGCGGCTTTATCTTGCCCCGCCTCAATCCTATCTTTTAGAATCTCTATTCTATCGCTTGCATCACTTATCAGCTTTGATTTTTTGAGTTTCGCTTGAGCAACAAATTCCGCTTTCTGAGCTGCAATATCTATAGTTGACGGTCCGCTGGTTTCCACCCACACGCCGCCTGCCCATTCGCCGGTAACTGGATCTACAGTAGCATTTTGATACTGTGCTTTGTAGTAGCCGTCACCGACTAAATTTGACGTCCAATTCTTGGGTAAATATCCCTCGATATAATCTTCAATATAAAACCCATCACTATCTAATATATTTAATTTCATGCCATCACCGGTGAAAAGCAGAATGAGACTTCTATTCCAATTGTGGCGTTAGCATCTGAATTTCTCGATATTACGTTGCCGTTCAAATCAACATAAACCCTTGGAGAAATACCGCTTGAACCTTGGCCAAATGCCACAAATGAGTTTGTTTCCATAGCAGGTCTATACCCCGGAGGCAGTGTGAATACTGTGGAATCATAGGCACCACTATTTACTGTCATTTCGACAAACACTAACCCTAAAACTCGCCTATACGCACATCTGCGAGTAGCGGGCTTAACCCAACCATTAATCAAAGTCGGAGATATCCACGGCGTATTCATTACTTTACTAGTCGTAATAGAATCTGATTCTAAAACCGTAGTGCGCGATGCCAGCTGTGTTATCTGCGTTGCTAATTCGAGCGCGTTAATCTGCCCTTCGTTGAGTGCCGAACCAGCGAGTTTAATTATGTAGCAACCCGTGGCGTTGACCGGACGGTTGTCTGCTGCGGTCGGTACTACTCGTGAAGCATCAAAAGCTACAAATTCTGAACCCAGAGCAGGTTGCCCGATGTTTGCAGATGTTGGCCTCCCGTTCTCACCATGACCTACAAACACCCCATTTTTTGATCCGATGACAATGCCATATGCATTATTAATTTGACCCCCTAATGAGCCAAAATCGCCAGTTATATTCCGAATAGCATCGCCTTGAATCCTCCCTATTTCGCCAAATGAGTTTTTACCATCGCCGCGAAGAAATGCCGCTCCAAGTGAACCTTCAGATTTACCGTTAAGGTCTGGAATTCTGAATGTAGTGCTACCATTGCCTATTGAAAAACAACCCCGCAGAATCGGGTCTCTAATCCAAGATTCATCTGTAACACGGGAATAGCCAACTTGTATCGCATCCCAAGCATCCGGCCATAGCGCCCTGTCTAGAATTATACCGTCAGCTGGTGCCCAGCCTTCTGGAATATAAGTTCTACTCATGTGCCATTTGACACTTAATAAATACTCACCCCTATCTACACTATTAAATGACGGAATAACAACCTCAGTGCCATCCGGGGCTATAATTGTGACATCACCCGTGCCCGTTAATATTTGCTGCCAGCTTTGCAGTAGTTGCTGATACATCGCTAATTGTGCTGATGTCTCACGCGCTAGCGCTGAATATGAATTAGATACAGTAGTCATAATTGCATAAGAGGAATCGGCCACGGATTCTTTTATATTGCCATTTATGCGAATTTGAGTATTGCTATCTACTGCTAATATTTCATAAATCAAAGTATTTCCAGCAGAATCAGGGATAAATAAAGCCATGCCGGGCGCTACGCCCATCACATTATTGGCCCACTGAGTTCCTGTTCCTGTGACTATATTTTGTGCTGCTTCTGACGTGACTGTGCCTGACCGGTACCAAGCCATATATTAATCCTTAATTTTAAAAATAAATGTCCGCGTTAAGTACAGGAATAGAGATGGGAGAAATGCCGTATGGATAATCGAGTGTATTTGAACTATTAACATACGCACCTTGCCCGGCTGTTATACTTGAACCAGACATTCTCATTGCTGACTTATACCAGCCCCTATAGTTTCCATTATTTATATTACCGGCTGGCAGCCCCCCGGCGCTCGGTAGTGGTATCATTGGCCTTGTAATTCCGGTATTAACCCATACGTTTGGCTGGTTGCTTAGCGCCATATTTCCGCCAATAATTAACGGTGCATATCTTGATGAATACGTACATTGACCGCTTGTGTTGAATATCGCCAACCCGGCAGTTCCTGGGCTTGGCGGCTCAGGAAAGAACCCTGTTGTGAATACGCAAATATTGGCGTTTACAGAGCCTGAGCTTGTGCTACCCGTTGAATTTATTTGATAGCAGTTTATTGTTTTATTTGCTGAGTCGTAATAAAGAGAAACATTAGGGTTATCCCAGTTTGCAAACACAATTGCATTATCTCTATTTTGTATTCCGGCAGGAATCGACCAAACGCCAGATATATTTACATTACCGCGCCACGTGCAAAAGCCAAGCTCACTAGACTCAGTTATTGCCATGAAATTTGCTGAATCTTGCAATAAAAGTCCGTATGTACCAACTGCGGGCGATTGTGGTATTTCAAATACTGAAAATCTTACCCATCCTTTATTGCTCTCTGATGTAGTGAATGTTATTCGATTTCCAGACATTGAATACCCAGTAACCCACCACGCCCACACCGCAGATGAGCCCAGCGGTTGTATCACCCCGCCAAAATCGGACGGCACGAGATATAATGCCCCCCCGGTATATCCATTCAATACAGCAGAGGGCGGATTCCCCGTACCGTTAGTATCATAGTATCCCAAAAACTTTAATAGCCGAGTGCCAGACGTCATATTAATGCCTTTCCCCCCATCACTGGGGGAGATATATAGAATAGGTTCAGCCATTAGAAGTACCCGCATATTATCGCTGGCTGACCATTTGCGTGATATATCCTCTGCCCACGATAATCTACTATGGTGCGAATACCATTAATCGTGTTATCCATAGTTATATTCCCCCTGAGATTTACATTGTTAAATTCAGCATTACCATTTTTAAAATCCAGTTTTAGACCGGATATTCCTTGCACGTAATTATCTGATTCAAGGGTATCTGTTATTTTTCCTCGCCCAATTGATGCCTTTGCAATAAATGCATCATTCATAAACACTTGACCATTTACCACTGCAAAAGGCGAAAATAAATTACCAGTTGGACCGGAGAGCAATATAAATTGATCGGCAGTAAAACCAATTGAGGATTTAGCTACACCATTAATAAACTCTGCACCAATTACCATGCCTGCGCTGACAAACTGGCCGTTATAATTCAGTCCGGCCCTTAAACTATGAGTAGCACTAGCCCCGTTGGCATCAACAACTGCTGTCATTTTTTGGTCTATCGCTGCTGTCTGGTCTTCAAATGTTGCTGTAACAAGGGTTTCAAACTCAGCAAATGCTCTTTCAGCATCGGCAACAGTGGTCGTTAAGTGGATAACACCGGCTTTATTCTCTCCGTATTGAGCCCATTGCTGCCAGATGCTGGCGTTATTGGCCTTCGCTGTTTCGAGAATGCCCTCTGCATTCATGAAATCATCATTAATCAGTTGCTGACCCGCAACTGTGTTATTGATAAAGTCGTCGCCAATCGCTTCGAGAATAGCGCTTGTGTCTGTGCTGGATATGCCACGGATCCAATCCACCCACGGCGACTGATTACCGGATTTATCAACTATCCGTGCGCGGAAATAGAACACTTGCCCCGCCCTTAATCCCTGCATAGTGTAGTTCCGTTGCGGATGCGGCACATCACTCAGCAGCATGGCATCGGTACCATTAGCAGACAGGCTATATTCAATCTCGGTTTTTAGCGCATCCTCAGCACCTTCCGGGTAACCCCAGCTTAAGGTGATGCCAAAGAGAATGCCTGTGGACGCAAAACCCACTGGCATTGGAGGATTTCCCTCTTTACCGTTTAATGTAGTTTCCTGAGCATTAGCCCAAATACTGGATATTTCGGAGGGGTTAATAGCACGAACGCGAGCCTGATATTGTCCGGCATAAATACCTTCAACCTGAAATCCCTGAGCAGATGTGCGCGGTGCTGATATCCAGTTTCCGTTATCACGTCGCCATTCAGCCTCGTATGCTATCGCGCTGGCTGCTGGTTCCCACGTAACTCGTAGGGTGGTTATTGCGAGCCCTTGTGAAAGTGCTGAGAAGCTACATCATAGCAGGGGATCGCTGCAAAACAACGCAAAAACCCGCCGGGGCGGGTTTAGTCGATTGTGTCAGCAGATGAAAATGATGTTCATGCTTATTTTAATTATTTTTCAACACAATAATAAGGGTAAAGAATATGGGCGAATCGAACAAATCACTGTTTATAGTCATGTGGGTAATTACGGTTCTTCCTATGCTACAGGATGGCAAGAAAAGCTGGGGTTGGGTGGCCTATGGCTATCTTGTTGTCCATTCCGGTTATCCACTACATAACACTATACTTCTTCGCTTTCAGAAAGTGGCCGACTTTGCCTAACGCATAACAGAAAGCCAGCCTGAGTGGGCTAATCAGTCTTTGTGGTTCTTTTTTTATAGACGCTTCTTATTATTCCTAACGCTGTAAATATAACCCCAAGAAAGATTAAGAAAGCACCATAACGAATGTGATTTTCCCTTGCGGCTATCAGAAAGATGTTCTCTACACACCGCTGATCAATCAGTGCGCAAGTGGACATGTTATACGCTACTATTGACCATACAACCCCCGCAATCAATGCACCCAAACCCCAAGTCGTCATATCCCATCCTTTTATGGTCTTTCGAGATTTTAAATAAACTAAACCCGCCGGAGCGGGTTTAGTTTTTATTCGGAGCAACTTAGTGCAATTGTTCTGTACTGATCACGAATAGTCTATGGCAATGGCAATCTCTGTCATCACCCCAACAAAAATCAGCCCATGTCCCATAAAAATCATCCCAGTTAGTCATAAAAGTCAGTGGGCGATCTTCCTCTGTGCCATTCGACACATATACATAATGCCCTTCAGCCTGAATAGCCCATGCAATCATTCGCTCCCAGAAACGACGACCTTCATTAGTCTGTTCGCTATCAGAAACAACGATTGAGTACTGAGTCAGGAAGTGGCGAAAAAACTCCTGAGGCAAACCATGGACTGCACTATCATGCTGTGGTTGAACAGTACGCCAGACTAAAATCTGAGTACATGTTTTACGTGTAGGAACGATATGCTCAAGGAAAGCCAGTTTCACCGCATATACTGTTTCCGGTATAGCTGCGTCTGTAACAAGGCGGTAATGCTCCCCGTTTACAGAAACAAATAGACGATACCCGTGAGGAGTTACAAATCCAGGCAAAGAGAATTCTTTCACGCCTGATGCCATAAAGGCTTCAGTATGCTCTATGTTTTTCTCTGTCATGCTTAGTTTGGCATCAAAGCCAGCCGCGGGGATAAGTAATGGCATTTTCTCGTTCGCTATATATTTGTTCATTATTTCCTCCCGATACTACCGGAGTACTTATGACAAAAACCGAAATTTCGTCTTCGGTGTAACGGCATAACCGTTATCGCAGTTATGATCTAAAAAGAAGTCTACTTGACAAAGGTTGCGCTTTCAAGACTTATCCACAAAAGCGTCCACACCCCTATGTAGCCCTTATCTGCTGTGGGTTCCCTTGTGGGTAACTATAAACCCGATAAAATAAATAATATGCAAGAATTGCGCATTTAGCCATTTATTCGCTCAGCTATTTATAATTGTGAAATTTCATACCTCACCACCTTCATAGTCCTTTCCTGCCAATAACCACCGTAAGGCACTCGCTGGCTAAGTTGCCCATATGGGTGGTGAAGCAGCATGCCATCTTCCAGCAGAATCCCCCCATGGTTAGCCACTGGCGCGGATACTTGCATGATTATCAGGTCGCCTGGTTGCGCTGGGCCACTGAACTCACGGAAACCACATTCATACCAGTTATCCATATAGAAGTTTTCCGTGCCGGACTCCCACCAATGCCGATCAACGCGATAGTCTTTCAACTCAATGCCATGCGTTTGCTTGAAGTAAGACATTATCAAGCCCCAGCAATCGGTATGCCCCAATACGAACTGTCGGCCAAGGAGCGGGAGGTCACCGCGCGGCTGGATAGTCCGTAAATCCCCTTCTGGCCAGCTAACAATGTGCCAGGGTAGTTCGTTATTATCGCATTGGGCCATGTCCAATTCGGACGGCTGCGTTGTTGCATCAGGATGACTGTGAACAATCGCCGTAATGATTCCCCAATCTTCTGCCTCCACATAGCCAGCGGGATCGAGATGAAACTGTTCAGTCGGGTTTGTAGCCAAGTTATTGCACGGGAAATATTTTTCCACTCGCGACTTCTGCGCAACAACACCACAGCACTCTTTGGGGTATTCAGCCTCGGCATGGGCCAATATCGCTTTAAGCGTTTTATCTCTCATCTCTACCTCTTGATCAGGGCCGCGCCGGGGAAGCCACCAAACGGCAATGGGTTATCGGCTCCAAATCGCTTTTTGCAATCGACCAGCAGCCCGGAGCACTTATCTTTGCTCGGGTCGTCTGTGGGGTTTCCTTTCTCATCGAAATACAGCGTCCCGGCATAATCGCAACCATTACCTGAACGATAGTCACCGCGCATACACCAGGTGCAGAGTGAGTGAATTTGTCGTGTGGGGATAAGCAACCCCTGTAAGTCCGTAGGGCTGGAGAGCGTGAACTCAACAACCTCGTTGGTTTCCGTCGATTTACTGTCGATATAGTAAACCTGTACTTTTTCTTGTTCTGGGTCGGCCTCTGGATTGCCCTCGGGGAAATTTACGGCATCCAGATAGTGTTTAAACGTGTCGTGAACAATGACTTTTGCCTGCACCATATCGTCAAAGGCCAGGCACAGCGCGGTGATAGTTCCATCAAGATTGGCTACCGATAGTTTTGGCTGTGCACTTTGCCCATCGCTGGTCATTTCAATGCCTTCAACCTGTACCGGCCACGCCGAATACTCTTCCCCCTGCCACCAGATAGACTTGGCTGGCAGTTTGGATTCATCACCATTGGCGGCTGCAATTTCTTCTGGTGCATGGGGTAATGTGTCGGCATGAAATCGCAATAACGGGCCATCAAATTTAGATCCGTCCACTTCGTACAGACGAACGCGGTTGCCCGGCTCCAGTCGTTGCAAGTCAGTATTAATTGTCATGTTGGGTTACTCGATATTAAGGCTTGAAGGATTGCTCAAAAGTGAAGGAGACGGACATAACATTACCGCCAACCGGTACAGCCTTGACGGAGTCAGCGGATACGCGCCACAGGCCCACAACACCATAGGGTGGCGTCCATTGGCATGACTTAGTGGTATGCCTGCGGATAAACGCCAGAATGGGCATCATCTCTTTTTCTAAGCCCTGAAATGTCAGCGGCCATGACTGCGTTTCATGGTTAATGCCATCTCCAGCAACTTGCTTATAGCCATCGCCGAACTGAGCGGTTCTGACCCGCTGGTTAAAGCTACCTTCTGGGACGCCCTGAGTTCGCCAAAGAAATGTTTCAATTGCCATTCTTAACGCCCCGCTCTGTTAGTGACAAAATTGGTGATGCGCCCACTTTGCCCCATAGCGCGGTCGAGTTGTTGGGTAACAATAGCTATGACTTCATTTCTCGCAGCCTTGCTAGCTTTACTGATTGCGCACTGGATAACGCCGAAATCACTAGCGGCCTTTGCTTGCCCGTGAATCTCTGCGTAATCGGCCAAAGTCATTTTGTTCATAGACACACTCCATTTTTGTATCAAACAAAGAATACTACAGGTATTTATTATATTCAATACCTCAGATATTTCGCGTTAAATACTATCGCTATTAGAATGAGGTCATGGAAAAGAGAAAGGAATTGACGACAGAACAGCTAGAAGACGCTAAGCGGCTGAAGGCTTTGTATGAGTCAAAGAAAAAAACTTTGGGTATTACGCAGTATACTATTGCTGATGATCTTGGCATCTCACAGGGTGCTGTTGGTCATTACCTGAATGGTAGGAATGCACTTAATGCCCCAATAGCCTCAGTGTTTGCAAAAGCTTTGCAGGTTTCCATCTCTGACTTTAGTCCATCAATTGCAAGAGAAGTATCTGGGTATGCAGCTTCAAATACTGAAGATCCACAACGTCCAGTGATTCTCGCTTATACATACCCGTTATTTTCAACTGTTCAGGCAGGGGCCTTTGCCGCTGTAGGGTCATATACAGAGAAAGATGCAAAAGACTGGATTAGCACCACCAAGAAAGCTAGCGACTCTGCGTTTTGGCTCGAGGTTTCAGGTCATTCAATGACTGCCCCGCAAGGTGTGAAGCCAAGTTTCCCTGAGGGCATGCTTATACTTGTTGATCCTCAAGAAAATGTTAAATATGGCGATTTCTGTGTTGCAGGGACTCATAACGATACTGAGGTCACTTTCAAGAAGTTTGTTTGGGATGATGGCTATCGTTGGCTTGAGCCACTAAATAATAATCCTCGATATCAAAGCATATTGTTTGATGATAACTGCCGGATCATAGGGAAGGTAGTTAAGGCTCAGTGGCCCGAAGAGACATTCAGCTAACCCACTGCTAGCCCTGCAGTGATACGGGGTTAGCGCGTGTGCCACCATGAAAGGCCCATAACAATAAGTAGCCCTATATTAATACCAATAAGATATGAGTTTGTTACTTCACATGCTGACATAGGAATCCCCTTACATGGAGTTTACGGTTTCAGATTTTGGGACAATAGTGTCTATTGTTGCAATAATTGCATCATACTTTAGCGGCGTTAGGGCTGGCAAGGTTAATGAGAAACGTAAGGAGTTTAATGTGCTCGCGGAACCTGTCCTAATTGCGCTTGAAGAGCATTGCGAGCTGTTTAATGTCAAGGCATTACCTCACATGTATGACCCGTATTTCCCAAACAAAGAGATGGCTTCCATACGGCGGAGGGTTAGTGAAAGGGGCTTGCGAAAGCTTGATGAGACATTTAATCGATACTTGGCTTTGCTTGCTGAAATAAAGAAAGACCCAAGTCCTGATATGTTTCCACGTAAAGACCAGCCTGAATGGATAGACCGATACCAAGAGGCATTCGTCATAGCAAAAGAGTTGATGAAGATTTTTAAACTCAGGTAAACCCACTGCTAGCCCATAGAGGGGTGGCAGAGATGCAGTCTGTACTTATTTACAACGCAGGCATATGCTTTATAGTGATGTATTAGCATCCTTATTTTTACGGGCGTTTTTTATGAGCGAGTTACTTAGTCTAAAACTAGTAATAAATGGCACTAGCCCCAGCGAAATTCCAATGAATAAGCTGGCTGGCTATCTTGCCGATCTCGCTGCGCTTTATGGAGAAGAAAAGGATGTCAGATTCGAATCTGTTACAGATGGTTGTGTCGAAATACATACATATACAACCAATGCTGTAGCTCACAACGTCATTTGCGCAAACATACTCGAAAATTTGGAAGCGAGTAAGTTAGCAAGACGGATCTCAAAAGATAATTTCTCAGCAGAAATATACTCTAATAACAATCTTTTAAGCTCTATTAGATCTGTGACTGATGAAAAGCCTATTCTAATAACAAAGAAAAACTCAAAGATACAAGGAGAGTTATACCACATCGTTGAGAAAGCTAATGATTCTGTCTCGGTAAGGCTTAGAGGAAATGGTGGTGAGATATTAATATGTACAGCAACAAAACCCGATGCGGTTAGGTTGGCTAAATATTTGTTTAAAAAAATTAGAGTGTATGGTGAGTCTCAGCATGAAAAGAAGGATGGCGTATGGAAGCTGAAAAACTTAAAAATTGAAAAATTTGTTGAACTTCAAGATACAAAAATCTCGGAAGGGCTTGACCGCTTATCTAGTGATCCTGCAAACAAATGGGATGAAATAGAAAATCAGGGTGAGCTGATACTGAAGTACAGGAGTTTCAGTTGAAAAAAATCATAGTAGACACCAACATCCTAATTTGTTTGATGAAAAAACATACACCTAGTGTAAATCTTCTTGGTGAAGATGGGTTCACAAAGATAGACAATCTTGAGCTGAGATCTAAGGCGCTGCTCGATCACATTGAACGCAACGGCGGCACTATAGCCATACCAACTCCTGTTCTTGCTGAGTACCTCCTTGGAATTGATGGGGAGAGAAATAAACATGCTCATGTAGAACAAATATTGAGCATGAACTGTTTTGAAATAATTCCTTTTGAAGAGCTAGCGGCGGTAGAGTGCTCATTACTCCCTTCATTTCAAGAGTTTAAACAGTTTTCTAAACAAATAAATTCAAATCAAACAGCCAATAAAATACGATTTGATAGACAAATAATATCAATTGCTAAGGCAAACGGAATCACCGAGATATGGAGTTCTGACGGTGAAGTGATAAAAAAAGGAAAAGAGGTTGGGATTGAAGTTAAATCGATCTCAGAAATACAGCCTATTCCTCTATCCGATCAGTTCGCTCTTAACTTGCTTAATGACACTCCTCCGCCAAATAAGAGTCAAATAAATTAACTTTTAACCCGGCCCCGCTGCCGGGTTTTTTGTGCCTGTAATCTGACTATCTCACCGCCCTATCCGCGTTAACCCCTTTCTAACGGCCACTCGGTATTGGCTGACAGCCGCTCTATAGCATCATCCATGCGAGCAATAACCTCATCACTTCGCTCAGAACGGTGGCTACGCTGCGCGGTAATTGAGTCGATGATACTTTCAACATCTATCGGCAGGCCAAGAGCATGAAGCGCTAGCACCGTATCACCTACCACTCTGCATGTTTCGGAATATAGCCGATCCTCTTCATCTTCTGGGAATTCCATAACCACCTCCGCATAAATTTCACCCAATTTAGCACACTTTTCACGCCTGATAGCCGGGATCGATATGCAAATATGCACATCGGTAAAAATAAATTCCTTTTTAAATCAATACCAAGCATATTCTTTTTAATTTAAGAATACCTAAGATATTTACATAATAAATATCAATGGTATTCTCTACCCATCGAAACGAAACATCGATGCGGCAGACAGGAACTACTCGCCGCGCCAGTCAGGAAGACAGGCTGCTCATTAACAAAGCGGGGAACGAAAGCAGAGATGCTAATCAATCCTCGTGACGGATTTCTCCCGGATAGTCTGGGAGACCAAAGAGAAGTTGGCTTTGGGATGTGGTGGAAGCGTAACGAAACGAGACGCAAGCAATACCACCGATGAGCAGTATAAGTCTGCGCGGCCATAGGTTTCTGTCATGGGATGAGTTGACAATTCTAGTAACTGAGTGCCAAAAGTCAATTTTAGGATGCGCCCTGCCGAGTGATCACGCTCAATTAGTTTTGTTGTGTATTTTTACTGGTGGTCAGAGGCCGTGGGAGTTAATGACTAACTTCAAGCCTAATTGGGATAAATCTAATAACACACTGACGGTACCGCCCGACATATCCAAAAATGGTGATTATCATGTGATCCCACTCTGTCATTCAGCAATTTCAGTGCTGGAAGAGATGGAAAGACGGTACCCTGATTCCCCTTACCTTTTCCCTGCTGAAACCAAAGAAGGGCACCTACTTACCAGTGAATTTGCAAAACAGATCAATAAGTTTTGTAAGCGAACCGAGTTTAAGAAATTTACCCCTCGCGATATCCGCAGAACGTTCAAAACTCTTGGCGGCGATATGGGGATCAGTTCTGAACTAAGAGACAGACTGCAAAACCACAAGAAGCCAGGTGTTTCATCAAAGCACTACGACCGCTATGACTATTTGAAAGAAAAGCGAGAGGCAGTGATTCTCTGGGAAGGCAGGATTTTGCAAATGTTTAACCAGCCCAAATAAATGCTAAAACACGCTTGATACATAACACCAGAATACTGTATAAAAACACAGTTACTTAATGAGGTGTGAAATCATGAAAGTTGAACTGGTTTACGATAAGCGAAACGTGAAAGAGATACCAGGTGCCAATGATCTGATCCTGGCGGAACTAACTAAGCGTGTTCATCGAGTATTCCCTAAAGCTGAGGTCAAGGTTAAACCAATGCAAGCGAACGGCATCACTACCGACGCCAGTAAAGGTGATAAGGCTATTCTCAATCGGCTGGTTGAGGAAATGTTTGATGAAGCAGATCAGTGGCTGGTTATCGATATTTAATTGAGGGGGATTTATGCTGCGTGTCGAAGTGACTATAGATAAGCTGAACGCGAAGAGTTTTCCGGTTGGCTACACCAATGCACTGACGGAAGAGCTAAAAAATCGCCTTAGCCGTAAATTTAGCGATCTTGACGTGAAAGTGAGGTTTGCGGGTGCTGATGGGTTAACCGTTCTTGGTGGGGCTAGTGAGGATAAGGATACAGTCGAAGAGATTTTGAAGGATACGTGGGAAAGTGCTGATGATTGGTTCCAACCTTAAAACATTAAAATGAATCAGCATTGCTATATGGGGGATCTCAACCATACTCAAGCTGACACCAGAAAGTTGCTCCACCCAAAATTGATTACTTGGCCCACCGCGTCCCTTGTGGGCTTTTTTGTGCCTGTAATCTGACGTGGAATAATTTCAGGAATATTTTGTCGCTGGCTTTGGGGTTTCCGATCCCCACACGGGTACCGACTGACAACCACTGTAACTAATTGATAATACCGTAAAGATCTGCGAATTCATTCTAATTACCTACCGATTGGGTACCACCCCGATCCCCCTCAGTTGACAGAACAGCGCCATAATGTAAAACCGGTTGACGCGAAAACCACTCGCTACACATGAATAGACCGGGCCATTAAGCCCGGCTTTGATTGTTACTGAGGCGCTACTGGCCACTCGATATCAGGCGCTGCACTCACATCAATATCATCAAGCGCTATACGATATGACTTCCACAGTTTCAGCTCTGCGGCTTTATCTTGCCCCGCCTCAATCCTATCTTTTAGAATCTCTATTCTATCTCTTGCATCACTTATTAGCTTTGATTTTTTGAGTTTCGCTTGAGCAACAAACCCTGCTTTCTGTGATGCAACTTCTACAGCCGTGGGTGTGGGTAAATCAACCCACACGGGGCGGTATTTTACAGACCCTAACATCTTTCCAGATGGTGCGGTCCGCTTCCAAAATTCTACCGATTCAATATCAGTGAGCAATACGGCATCAGTGGGCCAAGTTTCATCAGTGTATGTTCCGTCAACTCTCCATTCACCCGGGATAAATCCACCTATTGTTGCGCTAAAATAAATCATCATATAAACCTCTTAATACCCTATAACTAAAATGAGAGGGATCGCAGTACCGGGGACCGAACCGGAACCAAAGACTTGAGAAAACAGAGTGATAGAATTTCTGTTTGTTGATGTGACTTGAAACATCTGGTCACATGCACCAGTGCCATTCCCGAGTGTTGATACGCTTGAAAATATACAAGCGGAGGGGAATGCGATTGGAAATGATAATGGTCCCATCGATGCTTCACCCATCGATGTATTTCCAGCGAACCACTGAATAATCAATCCGCCTGGCACGTCAGGAATACGGATATAGTCACTTGTTGTCACTGCTTTCGGCTGTTGAGCTGATATTTGCTGCCACGCTTGCCACGGGCCGGAGCCACTCCATACAGCACTCAGCCCCCGAACAAACTTCAATCCGGAATACGAGGTGTATTCTTGCTGACAACCATAAGCGCTTGGCATGACAAGCAGGGTTCCGCTGGCTCTCACTGGATAATTATTATTTTCAGTCACAGCGTCGGTTATCTGATACCACACTCCAATTTCATCAGTATTCCCGATTAAATTTAGATTTTTTGAATCAAGAGGCCCTCTAACAGCAAATCCACCGATGTTTTTCAAAGCTGCGGCAGGGTTGGCTACATCAGACAGATTTGCACTTTTCTTCAATGCATTAGCAACAGCAGCAGCGGCTTCAGTTAATCCAAGATTGGCAACAGCCGCGGCCATAGCGGCAGGTCCTGATAAATTGCTTGCAGATTGCAATGATCCGTTAGCTCTATTTACTGTCGTCAATAAATTCAGATTTGTGATTGCAGCAAGTACAGCGTTTGGTCCCGCTGCTGCTATTTCAGATAAGTTATTATCTGTTTTGAGGAACTTGTTGGCATCAATGCCGTTACTGACTAGCTTTAAAATTGCCCGGCTGATTTGATCAAACTCCTCACTATCTGCTTCAATGTCAGCCGCCGATAAAATACTCATCAACTCTCGCTGAATAGTATTAAACCACTCAGCAGGTAATATGGTGGGTGGTACCCCGGCAGCAACGTTGCCGTCGGTAAATTCGCCGTTACTGTCGGCGCGCGTATTCGGTATATCACCAATTTTTTGCATAGAAAATCCTCGCCGGGTAAGGCGCTTAAAAATGAATAGAGAGTGACTAGCTAGCTGATGTAGCCAAATTTAAGAATGGTGTGAGATGGGTTTAATACGGTTAATCGGCATTCAAGTTGTTTGTTTCCCCACGAACGCAGTGGATCACTGCAATAAGTCAAACCGCATTGGGCATAATTGATCGTGGTCTCCGGCGCAGTGATCAGCCATGTAAACGGCCACTCTTCACCGTTTATGGCGTCACCGCAAACCGACATCCCGGCACATGCCTGTCGATATTGGGTGATTGAGATGGTGTAACCCAGCGCCCCGGCAACATGGGTAAAATAAGCCACCGACTGACCACCAATGCCAAACAGTTTGGAGACTACGGCCCGCTGGCGCTGGATAATGCTGTCTATCTCACCTATTGCGCATAAATCCGGTAACCCAAGCGTCGCTTCCCACTCGGGCAACATGGCGGTCGCTGTTGAAGGGAAGGCGGCATCGAGCAGATCACGGGCATCCCCATCACTGCGCTGGTAAGACCTTGCCAGTGCTCGTAACGTGCTGGTTTGAACCCCGTCTGATATTTTGGGCCAAACTAAGCCCCCAGGCATCAGCGATTGAATTGCGGCGGTATAGTCATTAACAGAATATCGACTCATAGGTAGGTCACCGTGCCCCGGATGGGTAATTGTCCGGTTTCAAGCTGGATGTTAGTCGTTGGGGAGTCGAGAATAAAACCGCTGGTGCCTGTCACATCACCGATGGCCAGTAGCAGTGATGACAGCAGAATTTTACCGCCCGGCTCACCCTCAGTAAAAAAGACCTCATCAATAGCTGTATTGATTGCTGTGGTGGTTTCGCTATCTGCCGTAAAGATGCCGCTAATGACAAAATTCACGGGTGCTGCTACCGGTGCACAGACATAGATGATAGCAATAATGGGCTGTAAGGGGTAAATGTGGTCGGCTACCCGCCCCTGATCACCGGTTGCTTTCACCGCGCCCCACTCTTCGAATTGCGATATGCCATCACTCCCGATCGTGAAGCCGCCAGAATCATTGTCATCACACATAATGTAAATACCGACCGTACCCACCCCCTGCAAGCGGCGCTTCACCCAACAACGAGTCACCCCCGGCACTGCTAAAGCCCAGCCGCGATAATCGGTATCATTGCCGCCTTGAGGAGTATTTTGATAAGCCAGTAACATGCGGGAACGAAAAGCATCTTCTGACTCAATATCCGCGCCACCGGATATCTTAACGATTGCAGTGGCCACCGACATGACCCCATCAATGGCCACATCCAATGTCAGAGACGTTCCTGCATCTGCATTCCCCGCAACACCACCACCAGAGCTATCATCAAGTACACTAGGGAGCACGGCCGTGATTGAGCCAGTGGCTGTGCCGCCAGCGTCCAATGTTACCTCATGATCGAGGCGATATTGATAACCATCGGCCCGATTTAACAGGCTCCCAGTTGCAATCACTCGGCCTGCGGTGCCACTAAACTCGACGGTAGGACAGGTGGCGGGATTGGCGGGCTTGCGAAACACATCCTTCAACGCGGCCCACGCGGCAAGATATTCATCGGTGGCATTATAAGGCGTGGATTGCAGCGCGATATAATCCAGATAGCCATAATGTAAATGCGCCATTCCGGCATCAGCATCACTGATCACACCAATATTGGAGAAGCGCAATAAGTTACCGCCGGTCTTGAGTTCTGATTGAATATAAGACAGGTTGCGCTGGCGCAGTTCGCTTAATGTGGGGCGATTAAATGGCATGTATTAGATCTCCCATACCCATGAAAATTTGACTGAAGCCTGTGTTTTAGCGGGCTGCTGGTAGCCAATGATGAGATTTAACCGGTTGGGGTACATTATCTGGGCATTGGTGCTGATTGCCGTCACCACGCGATCATCAAGCAACCAAACCAAGGCTTCATTGGCATAGTCTTCAGCCTTTAGCGCTACCTTGGTGGTGAGTTTTTCGCGGCGCAGCAACCACAGGCGGGAGCCGATCGGGTGCTCTGATCCAGTATCGCCCCACCAGCCGCGACGATCATCACCATCAATAACATCATCAGCACGAGCTAACCGGTCAGTGAATAGGCTAATCAAAATAGCAGTCTCTAAATCATTGCCATCCAGTAGCCCACCGCCGCCGGTCTGCCAGTCGCCCAGCAATTTGCCCGGCTCCCAGATTGTTTTGATATCGGTTGTCATTGAACCACCTTGCCCGTCGCTTCACTGGTTAATGTCGAGCTACCGCCCTGCACATTTTTCAGTTGGTGATTGTGGGTGTTATAGGCTTCGCGTAGGGTTTTCAGTGTGGTGCCATTGCTGCCAGCGTTATCGACAATATCGCCGCTGACCTCCAGTAACGGGGTATTTAGCCGTACTTTTACCGTGGCATTAACCGTCACCTCAGTCGCATTATTGACTGTGACCGGCTGACTATTGGCCTCAATAATAATGCCAGCTTCCGTTAACTTGATGTATTGCCCCCACTGCGAATAAATCACCGTCTCACCCGAATTTAGCCCAACATGACGAAATGACTGATGATTGGAACCAATGATGACCGCGCTTGACCGGTCGCCGCCCAGAAAGCCAATCACCACATCGGTACCGGTGGGTAACCCGGACGAAAAACCAAATTCAGCCAATCTCGGCGTATCACTACGGACTTCCAGCGGGGTTTGGTATTGAACGGTTTGAACTGAACCACCATCATGACTGCCGGTCACCCGCCCCACCCCGATCATCATTTTTATTTGCCGGTATAACTTGGCTAGCTGCCCTGATTCACTCATCACTGATTCACCTCCATAAGATTGGAATAAAACTGATAAGGTTGGACGGTGAAGGCTTCAGGCGGCATCAGCACCATTTGCGCGGCGGTACCCTGGTCGTCTTTGAGATACGTCACCTCCGATAACAACCAGAGTTCATCCTTTAAGCCAAAGATAGGCAAATCAATCGGGATCAGGGTGTTGGGTTCCCATAACTTCCCGTCTTTATCGCGCCAGCTATCGACTGTCACCAACAGCTCTTTAGAGCGCCCATAGCGGCGGTTCATTTCCCAGTCGATGCACTGCTGGGCCAGTTTTAGCGCTTTCATGGTGCTTTCAACAATGATAATACGGTTGCGATAACGCATTTTGGCCGCTTCAGGATCGCGACTTCTGGCTAACGTCACCGCGCCATATCCGGCGTCCTGTACCTGCTCCTGAAGTTGGCTCACCGACATCGATACACCGATGTAGTCAGAGAAGCGCTGATCCATACCGGAGTTATACGCGGCATCTTCTATATTGATGCCCTGCGCGACCCCGCTGGCCGCTTTACGCGTACCCACTCGAGTCAGATATAAGTTGCCATCCGGTTGATCGTAATACAGTAATGCCGCCCAGCGGGTGATGCGGTCAATGATTTCCTGAGAGGACTCTCCCCAGTTCAGCGTAAATTGGGGGACAATATCAAGATCGATAACATCGGTAGATACCGTAATACCGTAGGGGTGCGCCAACCGCTGTGCTATCTGTAGTGCGGTAGATTGGCTGATCACATTATTTGGCCACTCGGCAGAGCAATCAACTAAGTCCTGGCACTTGCTCCGCCCCGTAGCCCTGACTTCGCGGCGAGAGCCACTGATCATCGGTGCCCAGCGGTCTATGTATCCAGTCAGCACGACATCATCACCCAAATTAACCACACAGGGGTCGCCGGGGTTAACCCACTGCTGGTTATCACTACCCGGATAAAGGTCCATCAATGACAAGCTGAAATCGCTGGGTAGTCGCTCTATGCTGCGAGTGACGCGGATATTATCCCAGCCCGTGATCAGCTTATTGCCAATACGCAGTGTCAAATCATCACTCATGAGTTCAGCGCCTTAAATCGAAGGGGCATAAATGCCGGATGAACGGGAACCGCCATTTTCACCAGCGCATCACCCCGTCGCGCATCCTGATAGAGCCGGTTGGCCAGATTTAGCGCGGGCAGTGAGCGGTTAAAATTGACTATCTCCACACGAGACAGGTTAGCGCCCGTCTGCTGTAACAGAGTGACGATGGACTCACGTAACATAATTAATGACTGATACACCTCATCATTGCCTGTATCAGCCGCTGAAAGCGCGGCACCATCTACCACACCACAGACCCGCGTCAATATATCGACCGCATCGTCATAGCTTTCCGGTTGATATTGCGACGCGGCAAATACCATCGCGCCCGCACACAGCACAATAATGAGCTGATAACTGGCAGCGGCGGTATTGCTGTCACCGGGATTGGGTCGAAAGGTGTCGTCAGTGATTGCCGTTAACTCTTGCATCATGCGGATTAAATCAAGGGTGCTAGCTCCGCTGACCAAGATGGCATTCACTACAGCAAGAACAGCATTTGCATGAGCCTCCACTGCTGAGGCCGCTTGTAATGTCTCTGCAGCTCTATTTACTGACTCCCGCCCCTCGACCGATACCGCCATTTTTTGGGCTACCAGCGCGGACAGGTTCGTTGTATCGCGCTGCGTGCTAACTGATGCTGTGGCCCCTGATATGCTGCCGCCTACAGTGCCGTGATTAAAGCGGCCATAACGATCACGCCCAAGTGTTGAACGGAGGATATTCCCGAGATTTGTCGCCTCACTGGTGGTTGAATTCACCATGCTGACCCAGAATGCTGCGGTACTTTTTAGCGTTCTTATGGTCTGAGTGACAGAACGGATCTCACCTTTGACCGTGGCAATAAAGGTGGCGACGGACTTTGAGGCCAGGCCAAACCATGATGACTGAATAGACGAAACCGCATCAGCTGAACTGGTAACAGAAAATACCCGTAAACCCGACTCAATAATGGTCAGCGTAAATTCAAAAACACGCCCGGACTCGGCCCCCTCATTCAAGCGGAGACCACTTTCTGGGATGCTGACCGTCATTTCACCGAGTGTTGGGTGTACTAGTGTTCCCGCATCAGGCATTTCACATGCAGCAATCAGTGAATCACGCTGAGTCATGACATCCGGCGCGGTATAAAGACCGCTACTCTGAATAAGGAAACCGCGGATGGTCAGGCGACGAGTGGCGCGGCCCAGATCCTCAATCCATGCGGTATCTCGATAAGGGTATTCATGAATGGCCTGCCGGCGACCGAAAACACCTTCCGCACTGATGACCGCAAAGGGAACCCCACGGAAAGAGGCGGGGTGAAGATGCTCTGACCACTGCCAGCTATCGCCGCCGGTACCTAATAAATCAGAAAGTGCATTGCTGATCAGTGACATTTACACCCCTCCAGAAATGAAAAAACCCGCACGATGGCGGGTGATATTTTCAGTAATTCTTTATTAACGCTGTGACTTATTTATTTATCCAATAGTTATAGCGTGAAATAAAATCGTTCTTTACGCTGCCAGGCAATTTACTTTGTAATGCCTCAACATCCCTAATATGTCGGGATATTAAATTCATGGGATGAATTCCTGGGTTCGCTTTCTTTATGTTATCAACCATGCCCTTAATTGCGTCATCATTTACATGAAAAGTGGCATTACTCCGTGTAAAAAACAATTCACAAGGTAAGTCTGATACATTAAATTCTTTCACTGAAGCATCTAAATCAATGGCTAAATTAATATCACTGCCGCAATGTTTGCACTTAATCGCTTCATTCTTAATTATCTCCGCACAAAATGGGCATTTAACCATACCCTGACTCAGTTTTACCTTTTCAATATCCCGCGCATCTCCACTAATGAAAATAGAATGAATTAATGCAACGATGAAAATTAAAGCCCCATATAGCCACCACAATCCAAATGATCGCCCTTTACTTTGTGCGATAAAGGCGGGTATTAATCCAAGAATAGCTGCAATAACTATAAAGTTCATTGCCTGATCTCCAAATGCGATTTTCTGGAAATTATAGCATTGATCACGCCCCTAAAAAATGAACTAAGGCAAAAATCAGATGATGGTGGTAATGCTTTATACTTCATCCAGCGTAGTTCATTGATGTTGATACCTTAGCCCCTCTTGCTGCTGTAATTTTCTGACGCTCACCAGTTCTTTCATTAATCAACGTAATTTCAACCTCTGACTTTTCAACTCCAACACCTTGATTTATATCGGTAATTACATGACCGTTACTGGGTTGCGGGGTTAAAATTGAAGGTCGGTTATTTGTAGTAATATCCCCTGTGGTTGCATTTGGTTCCTCATTATCGGAATTTAGGGACTGGCGTTGCGATAATAAAATATTAGGATTACGCAGCCCTTTCCAGCGATCATCATTAATTGAAGCATTGATTCCGTCGTCAATATCTCCAGAGCTGTATGGTTGATAGCCATTTTCATGGCCAATGATCGATGTAACTAATTTTTTCAAAACTTCGGGCGAATGGAGGTTTAATCGCTCATACGGATTCGCCCCCGTAACGCCAGAAACGGCGTTAATATAACCTTGGGTGTTATTTTCTGTACTTGGCGCATAGGTATGTAAGATGCCGGAAAGCGTATTGTTTCCCCTGTCACCATAAAGCTGTAATTGCCGGGCGAGCGCTGCTATCCCTTCCTGCGGATTGGCAAATGTGGAAAAACCCCCATTCTTCCCCGTAGAGTTGGGTGCAACCCTTAAATTTCCGGGATTATTATTTCTAACGCCGAGTGCATCCTGTCCTGATTTTGGTGCTGTGAGCGCTGAAGACGTTAACGAGTAAGGAGTCTTGTCCGGGGCTGCTAGTTTTTTCTTTTCTGCCTCCAGCCGTTTCTTTTCCTGCTCTTCCCATGCCTCCCCATACTGATCATTCAATTTTTGAGTAAAATCCTTATCCGGATATCCCAGAGTTAAATAGGTTTTCTCTTTAAATGACAAAGTATCTTTGAATTTATCGTCAACACGGGCCCGATGAAGAATATCCTTCTGCTTATCGCCATGCGCAAAAGAGTTTTCATCATCGCCAATATATTTTTTGCTATTCTCAAATGCCGCAATGGCAGGAGCATTCGATACGGACGCGAAAGACAGTCCTACAAGGCCTCCAGCCACAGCGATGGCGGGATCGAACGATGCATCTCCCGTTAATAATTTTTGAGCACCCCATGTTTTGGCTTTTATAAATAAACCATCAAGCACGGCGCTGGCCTCATTTAATTGAGCATTTAGTTCAACAAGTTGCGCATTGGTTTCAGGATCAACAGTTAAGCCAATCTTATCTGCTTTTGTCAGTAATTCCTTAAACCTTGTCCCCTCCCGCAAAAGAGATAGTGTATTTGCATCCAATCCTAACGCGTCTGCTAAAGTTTTTTGCATGTGCGGAGCAATGCTCGGGAATACTTTTGCAATGTTTTCCATCGTCTTAAGTACGTTTGCTGTACCATCTTTATTGCGCTCAATCTGTATACCGTTTTGGACCAATAGTGCCTGTGTCGTATCGTTACGTGCCCATAACGGGTCATTCAGTGTTTTGTAGAGCCCTTCAACTGATTTCTGTGCAGAACTCCCATCAATACCCAAAATCTGCATAGCTCCAGCCAATCGGCTGAAATCATCAACTGACATGCCTGCGTTTTTTGCTGCTGTATCAAGTGAGTAAGCGGCCTCAGCAACAGACTTCAGCCCTTGAACCGCTTTAACTGCTGTATAAGCGATCCCTCCCACAGCGCCAAATTTTAGTGCTGCGCTACCGATCTCGCCGACCATCTTTAATGGTGGCACCAAGTCCCCAACAAATTGCACCCCCTCTCTGGCGAGTTGCCCCATCCCTTTCAATCGGTCATTCAGATCATCAAGGCCCTCTGCTGACTCCTGCCCTCCAAGCTTAAGCCCGTCTCGCGTTCTATCAAGGTCGGGTAATAGATTTTTAACGGCTTCATCTATACGCTGAATGGATGCTGACGCCTGGTCTGTTGCTGTTAACTCGAAATCAAATGAATTAGCCACTTACTTTCCCGCCTTGGTCTTGTTAATCCGCTCAGCCTGCTGGCACCACCACATTAATTCATTGTAGGTCAGGGACCAGGCATCGCCCGGACCCCAGTTATAGTAGTAAGTGACATCAGCGATTATTTCGCGCCATCTTCCCCCGCTGGGGAGTAAGTTAAAAAACTCATCATGTAGACCTCGCAGGCTTTATAGTCGGTGAACGCCATTTTCTTGATGGCTTCACGCGGCACATTCGACACTAGTGAAATGAGCAATCCCATGGCGCTGAGTGATCCAGACTTGGCTTGTTCATCATAAAACTGCTGGACCTGAAGCAAGACCGGCTCACTGAGTTCGACTACCTCATAAGTGGTTTTGGTGGCCTCATGCGAAATAGGTTTAACCAGGGCAATTGTTTTAGTGCGTTCCAATTCTGACATATTAGTTCTCCGTCACCGATACCGAACCACCCTCCCAGCGAAGATCGGCGGTCGCCTCGGTGCTATCGACTTCTTGTGTGTTTACCGACCACATCGCACTACCGATAATAGTTTTACCATTCGCCAGCTCACAGACAATATTGACATTAGTCTGATCGTTAAAATCACTGATTGACGTGCCGCCACTGTCGCGGATTTGGCAGGAGATAAATGGCGCGTTATAGGTTTCCTTATAACCATGTACCCCATCCATCCCTGTGAGCGTTTCCCGTTTGACTCTGGAGGGGCTGTATTTGAATTGCCCCGCCACCATGATGGTCAGGCCGTCAACCGTGACATACGCTGTCCCGGCGAGGCGATTGGATGTATCACCCATGATAATGAATCCTTATGCTGATGCCTGTAGGCGGAATTGGTTGAGAACGGCAAAGATGCGTAACTGATTGATCAGGACACCCGTCCACAGCACATCAACGCGATTCGGATTGCTGGCGCTCTTTTCGACAATCAATCCCTTGGCAAAGCCTTTGGCGTCCTGCACGTAACCGTTAAATTCCAACGTCTGGTACTGCGCGATCAACTCGGCGCGGATCACATTCGGGGTGATAATCGCTGAGCCAGGAGCAAAGCGGGTGCCATCGGCGGCCAGCTTCATGCGGGCAAACTTCGATGTCACCTGAGTGCGTAGGAATCGGGTGACGAACATCAGCAGGAATAAGGTTTCAATTTGCAGATAGCTGTCATCTTCCGCGCCATATTTGTTTTTCTGATAGGTGGTAATAATATTTTCCACCTGAACCGTGCTGTCATCGGCCACTGTCACGGTTGAAATACCGCTGTGCAGCAAGTTATTACGCTCGGTCAGGGTAAAGCGGCTGGCCAGCGGCGGGGCCAGTACGCCACTAATGGCCAAGGTTTGCAGCGGACGGCCTGGGTCGTTACGCAGACTTTGTGCAATCGCGCCAACATAGGCCGCTGACCAGACATGGCTCGGTGTTGGCGAACCATTGATGCCCAGCAGAGAGGCGTGCTGATCATTGCGTAATTCCCCTGCTGCTGTTAGTTGTCCATAAGTCCCCGATTGAGCCGCGAAGCTGTGGCCATACAGTTGCTCGGCATAGCTCCAGCGCCCAGTGCTGTCTGACAAAAACTCTTTAATTTTATTCAACGACGCCGTATCGGCGTACGGATTGATGATGAAATCAAATGTTCGGTCCTGCAAATTAGCCAGCGCATCATCCATTTCTGGCGCACCCGCGCCGCCAGTCATTGGGGTGAGTGTCAGTACCATGCTGTCGGGGGTTGTTTCGGTGGTGCCGTCTGGCATAGCGATCGTGATATCCATCCCCTCCAGTTGGTCAGCATTGATGGGGTAGAAATCTTCCGGCCCTTGGTAATACTCGATATCCAGCTCCATCAGCAGTTGGGCCAGATGGCCCTCACCCGCCGAGTCCAGATCAATGGTTGAGCGTACCCGAGCGAACTGTTGTGTCTGGCGGGTGAGGTCGTAACTGTTTATCACTGCGCGTTCAATTTGTTCTCGCAACCGTTCGAGCGCCAGTTCTGCCTTATTCGCCCCATCATTCTCATTTTCACCGTCAAGCTCCTGCAACCGGCCAGTGATACGCACGGTGGTAATGGTGTTGAACTGCGGGGCGTTGCGGCCTAATGACTGTTTTTCCTCGATAAGGGTTTGGACCAAGATAACCGGATACATCTCCTCAGTGGTTGGCCAGTCACGCGGGGAGTAGACGCGGTTTCCCGCGTCAGTATTTCCGATGATGGCATCAACAACCAATTTCCTGACTTGCGCTGTATTCATGGTTTCACCCGATTAAGAATGAGTTTACTGCCGCCGTGACTGTCTGGCTGAACATCTGCTACAGCAAACAAGGTATTGACCGGTTCATTAGCAACGACACCAATAAATACCCGATCTCCTTGTTTGGGTGGCGAACGAAACTCACCGTCTCTTACGCCTAAAACGGGGTTGGTGGTGTTAATGGTGCTGCCATCATCCAACGTATCGATGGTGATATATGCCCGATCAAAGATACCGCTAATGGTATAAGTGGGCTTACCACCAGCGGGTCGGTAATTAACCGGGTCACCAAATACCGCCTGTAGGGGTGCCAGAAGATGCTGATCCCAGTTGATACCCATCAGCCACCTCGGTTTATCTTTACACCATCATCAACGGTGATTGAAGGGCCAATAGTATTAGCCGCCTGCTGCCGTAATGCTTTCACATCAGCAACCACGCCCAGGCTAATCAGTCGTTCAGCGTCATCATGTGGCAGGAATAAACGGCTATTCTCCACATGAGTTTCCCCGCTATGGCGCAGAGTCTGGCCTTTTACGACAACAACCTCCATCTCGTCACTGTCGCTCGTCGAATCATCACCCTCAGTCTCGTTCTCTGCGGTACGTTCCTGAACATCAGGAACAGAAAGGACTTTGTTATCATTCTGTTCCTGTTGGGTATCAGCCTCGAACTCGGGCGGCAAGCCGCCCAGTTCATTGATAGTCGGTTGTTGCTTTGCTGGTTTTGCCATATCACACCACCGTCGCACAGAGTGAGGCATTTACCCGGCTTGGAATGACCAGTGGGGCAGATTGCATCAACAGGTAACGCTGTGCCGGGTCAGGCATAATCCATGACTTAGGCGCAAACGCCAAAGGCCCATAATTAAACTCAGGGTCCAGAATGACACCAAAGGCACGAGTCCCCATCAAGTCAGCACTACCCATCAATACAGCGCCATTAGGGATCATTGGTTTCTCAACGCCATCAGCAGGGTCAATAAACCAGTCGTTATACAGCCACAAATCAAAGTTGCCCCAGCGACCTTTATAAACCGCCCCCTTATTGGCGCGCGGCCCCGCATCGACTTGATTACCAAACGGGCTCAATGCTGGGAAGGTAATAGCATTGTCCTTAATGGTGGTATCGAGACGGAACGCTTTCCATGATGCAGTTGTAAATACCAAGTCAGTAGCCACCGCCCCAGACTCTTTCAACATCAGCGTTTGCCAGTCTTCAATACCATCGGATGGCTGAGTATTTGTCGTGCCTGCGGCTACAGATAATGGCCATTTATCTGACCCACTCAATGTAATTGTCAGATTACTGGAGCGCCCAAAATCAATAACAGTTGTCGGGAACCCTTCACCCACCACCGTAATCTGAGATTTAGTCAGCGCACTGGCCGCCATCCATTCCAGACGACGATTAAGCATGTCGATTTGGTCTTCCATTTCAAACTGGATATTTAACATTTCACGCTCTGCGGCGGTATATTCCCCTCCAATGCGCTCCCCCATCTGACGGCGGATAGGTTTACGCAAATCAGGTGCGCGTTTGTCTTTGATATAAGCCGGTTTGAACGTATTGGTTTGATACTTGCGGCTCTCCACCAGCTTCCCTTCAACTAACGGGGAAACGAAAGGAGACATACGACGTTTACCAATATCAACATCAATGGAAACCTCTTCTGTTTCATAGGTCACCACATTGGGAAAGAAGCGATCGAGTAACCAGTTCTGGCTTGTTTTCAGGTTGGGAACCAGCCCTACCAGCACATTGGTATCGTAAATATTCATGGAGTATCTCTTTTAATTTGCTGACAGCCAGCGCCGCCAGACAACGATTGAAGACGAGCAAACCCCTGCCAGATGAATGGCATTGGGTGCAAATTAAGAAAGTGAGGTTTTAAACCGGTGCCTGGATACTGTCTTCGAGGAAGATGGAATACGAACGCAGAGCGGTTTTTAACTCGGCCAGCGTCCATGAAGCATCATGAATAACACTGTTCTGATTAAACTGTCCCATCAGATAAACGCCACCGCGCTGGGTGGCAGTTGTGGTATCTACGTTATCCACCAGGATGCATTGAGCCATTCGGCGGCCTGATGCTTTACCGACATGTTTCGGGGCGTTCTTCATGGCGAATTGAGTAAGCTGCTCAACGGTTCTTATCCTGTCCTCTTTGCTGATGCCGACCTTACCCAAATATGCAGCCATGCCGAAACTGGCCCGAGCCTCAACCATTCCCATTGCGGCGGCCATATCCGGCCCTTTGAGCGAATCGGAAGATGTGGCGCGAGGGGAATCTGTAATCATCTGGCTCTTAGCGCTGAACTGCTTAATTGCTGATTCTAATTTCATTATGCCGTCCTCAATAAGGGCCACTCATACACCACCGCACCATTCATAATCATGTCGTTGAAGTCACCGATCGCGGGCCAGCGGATTGTTACTCGCTCTACGTCATTATTCGAAAGAACATTCCTGTGTCCGCACACCCACGCCGCCGCGTGTCCAGCTCCGTTAAGATCGGTAGCCGTGAAACTGCGATTAATCGCCTCGCTCACTTCATGACTGAAAAAGTATTTAAACGTGCAGGTGTTAGTTCTCGGGTTGGCGAAAAATACACACAAGTGGATGGCTGTATTCACTGGGAAAGAGGTGAGCCATCACCAGAATATATAGCTTCCCATAATCGCTGTATGCGCCGCATTCGTCGCCTGTTAGCCAAGCAACGCGAAATGCTTAAATGGCAAAAGAAATATGAGAAGTGGTCAAGCCAGCACATTGAGCTGATGAAAACCAAACCTTATTAATTAAGTAATAGCTAAAAAAATATTAACTATGTCCTTCGGGTTAGGACTCCCCACACCTAAAGGCCGAAAAATAAGGTAATTCGAATATGAGTAATCATGAATTAATTGGCAGATAACCAACACAATCAGGCCGTGAATGCAGAAGACGGCCAAACAGAGAAGGAATCTGTATGGCGCTCAAACAAAGATACAGTAAGTGGTACTGTGATTTCGTTCGCCCGAACGGGGAGAGAGTTAGACGCTGCCTTGGTACGGCAGACAAGAAACAAGCGCAGGAACTCTTCGATCAGCTAAAAGCAGAAGCATGGAGAGTGGATAAGTTAGGTGAAATAGCTGAACACACTTTTGATGAAACATGCTTGCGCTGGCTGACAGAAAAAGAGCATAAGCGCTCTTTGGATGATGACCGAACGAAGATTGAATTTTTCCGTGGTCATTTTTCTGGAATGCCAATATCCAGCATTACCGAAGATAAGATTATGAAAGCGGTGTCAAGAATGCCGAACAGGAAGCATAGGCAAATCTGGGAATCAAAAAGGGATGCGGCATTAATGAAGAAAAAACCAATCCCTAGCTATGTAGAAAAGCAAGTTTCACAGGCAACAAGAAGCCAGCACCTTTCATTTATACGCAGTCTGTTACGAGCAGCAGCGGACGAATGGAAGTGGTTAGCTAAAGCGCCAGTGATCAAGACCAGAAAACCACAGAGCAAACGGATACGTTGGCTTACAAAAGATGAGGCTGTAACCTTAATCAATTGTATGCCTGAGAACTTCCGCCCTGTAGTGGTCTTTGCCTTGGCCACTGGACTTCGAAGATCGAACATTCTGGATCTGGAATGGTCGCAAATCGATATGCAAAGAAAGGTTGCATGGATACACCCAGAGAATGCTAAAGCGGGTAAGGCAATTGGCGTAGCTCTGAATGATATGTCATGCAAGGTATTACGTGAACAGATAGGCCGAAGTTCGAGGTATGTTTTTGTACACACATCGGCATGGCACAGAGCAGATGGGACAAAAACCGCTGAGGTTAGAAAAATGCGCGTTGATGACAATACAGCATGGAGAACTGGATTAAAGCGCTCAGGAATTACTGATTTCCGTTTTCACGATTTGCGGCATACATGGGCAAGCTGGTTAGTTCAAGCTGGGGTGCCACTATCAGCACTTCAAGAAATGGGGGGGTGGGAAAGCATAGAAATGGTACGCAGGTATGCTCACTTATCACCGAACCATTTAACTGAACATGCGCGTAAAATTGATGAGGTGATGGGGATCAATGTCACCAATCTGACACTTTTAAAAAACGTAGCTGAAAATTAGGGGATAAGCAGTGGGTAACTCATTGATTTTAATGGTACCCCTACAGGATTCAAATTAACACAATAAATGATTGATTATAAAGAACAAAATCGAGTTCGAGAAATTTTATACCAACGATTGTACCAACACATTGTTTTGCGAGGCTTTGCTGATTGAATCTGCTTAGCGGGTTAACACCTCACGCAGCAGCTATTGTAAAGGCTAACTATCTGGACGCCAACATCCTAGGATAATACTTAGAAATGATGTCGTTCATCTTCTCAACTAACTCGGGGCGCTTGAAGGTGAGATGCGCAGTACCCTTCTGAAAGTAACGAATACTGAAGAACTCATCCTCGTAAACATCCTTAGCCGGGTTATCCCGAATATGTTCCATCAATCGGTTAGAGATATCACCACGGTTGTCGGGAATCGGTTTGCCATCGAGTAAAAACAACATACGTTCCAGGTCAGCCAGTTGTTCCCGACGCCATCCCCAGTTGAGCTTAAATCCCCAGCGGTTGTGATCCACTAGGCCATTTACAATAATCTTTTTGCCGAACTGGCAAGGGGAGTTCGTTTTGTAATCCCATGACAAACCTTTGAACACATTAATGATGCCCCGTTCAAACACATCAGCTTTACTGTGATGCAATTGCTCAAAGGTGCTAAGAATGTTAGCTTCGCTGATCTCAGGAATATCGTCACCCTCGAGATTATTATCCCATTGCTTACGCGCCTGAGCGTCCATCAACGAGATCATCCCTGATTTTTTCATCAGATCACGCCAGATGCTGCGATCAAGATTACAGGTAATGGTACTCATTGCAGTTTTCACGTTTTCCATGAGCCAGCAGCCACAACGAAAGTCCTGACGCATCGCCCAGTCACGGGCCGTTTTTCCACCGATACTACTGGTCAGCGTCGAAATGTCGGCAAGTTGCTGGATGAGTTCTTCAATCTGTAGCAGTGCCGCATTGCGGCCTGTCACGATACGTTCAATGCTGGTGGAACTGATGATTTCGGTATGACCGGTTATTACGTCGGAGTCGTTATTGACTTGTATCTCAGACATGGATTATTTCCTTTATATCAATGCATAATCGCCAGACGAATGAGGGCTGGCGCTTATGCAGGTTATGTGTTTTGAATGAAGATATCGTTGCTCGCATTGTCGATTTTCGCCTGTAAGAAGACAGTCGCATCTGGATGAGTCTGGTTTTTCCGTCAGGTTAAGGATGAGCGCGAACTACCAGTCGAAGGTGGTAAAGCCGGGGAGAATGTCTCCAAAGGAGTCAAAGTGAATTGTGCTGATGGCATAGCGACGTATCAGCGTCACAAGTAACTTACGGTAGACTTTCGACAGCCCACAGCGTTTCAGGCGCAGTACCGGGAAAGCCCAGACATCGAGGCGGATCAGGTAGCCTGAGCCTATGTAGTGGACCCACTCCGCATCACCATAATCCTGATGTTGCTGGGAAAGTGTGTACAGCAACGCGTTATCTTCATCGGTGATATGGGCTGTACTGCACTGAATACCGTTAGCTCTGGCGTCACTGGCAGAGGCTCTTCAACAATGACTTCACCAGGAGTATTGGCAATGCGGAATGTGTAACCATTGTCATTGACCACATCAATCAGCTCTATTAGGCGACAATTACCCCGTCCACTTCGACGGCAATTTTTCCCATATTGAGTGCAAGGACATTAATACCATCGACTTCAATATTCATTGAGATTTTCAATGGCTTTGCTCCTCTCGCCGAGCTCTGCCACGGGTAATGTCACTGACGGCTTTATAACCACTGCGCTTCAGGAGACCGGTGGCTTGCCTGGCGCGGAGAATATCGATTGGGGTGATAAACGGTGATTGCTCCACAATGGTGAAACTGGTCCGGTCAGTGCGTACCAGTTCATATTTTTCCACCAGGAAGTTCACCGCATAGCTGAGGGATATTCCGGCGTCAATATGTTCACGGATGGTGGTTTCATTGCTGAACGAGGTATCACTAAGTGTGAGTCCATAGTGTTGATCGAGCAGATGCGTTAGCAGTTTTTGCCATATTTCAACAGGTGACGGGCAGGTTTGTGCCGCCCGTTTCGGGTTTACGGGTAAGGTTTGCATTGGTTGAATTCTCTTCAGATTAACGATGTTGCATAAGGGGTAAAGCGAAGGTGGCGGTAAGGGTTATTCCGGGCTTGCCGGGTAAATAGTGATATAGACATACCCGTGAGAGCCGAGGGTGTCAGCTTCGCAGGTCAGGCCATTGTGGTTCAACGTAACGCAATGCTGACGACGAGGATTGAGCTCACCGGATAGCAGCTTAAGTTCAAGCTGTTTGAGCATCAGTGGAAACGCTTGGTCAAGCCGCAGCGCCTCATCCTCACTGAATGCACCGTTAAAACCCGCATGGTCAGCCCGAAAGTGCAGGCGATTGCCTTCCTGCACCAATCTTGCGCCAAAGCGTGGGGTGATATCGCTTTTTAGCCCCCATTCATGGGATAGTGTTAATGACATGGATACCTCCGTTTAAAGCAAACCCTGTTCAGCAAAAGAAACCACTTCATTCCCAACTACAAGATGATCCAGCACTCGCACTTCGACCAACGCCAACGCTTTTACGATCCGCTGCGTAATATGTTTGTCCTGCTGGCTGATTTCTGTCGTACCTGACGGATGGTTATGCGCCAGAATCACTGCAGCGGCGTTGTGGCGCAGAGCCGCTTTCACCAGCTCACGGGGATGTACTTCTGTATGGCTGATGGAACCCGTAAACAACGCTTCGTGCCCCAACAGGCAATGCTGGTTATCAAGGTACATCACGAGAAAGACCTCCCGCTCTTGGCTAGCCAACTGTAATTGCACCCAGCTTTTAGCAAAGCTGGTGGCAGTAAACTGTTCACCCGGCTGGCGCTGATATTTCTCCAGCAGGCGCAGGGCTCGCCGGATAACGCGCTGCTCATTTTCAGGGAATACCGGAGATAGATGAAGTGCAGACATATCCGTTCCTTAAAATATAAAACCCCACCGGTTTATCGACAGGGCTTGAAGGGTGTCAGGGTAAAAAGATTCATGAGGCAAACTGCAGCATATTCTCGGCCATAACCCACAGGGCGCGGTTAAGCTTCACATCGCCGTCAATACCTTTTACAGCACGGGTTTGGGCACGTTTACCTTTGGTCGTTCGCCCCGACAGCCCACCTTTAATCAGGTTTTCCTGAATCCGCTGATAAGTGGTCCACAGGTCGTTACTCTCATCCTGCCAGCGGCGCGGGGAAAGGATTTGTGATTCACTTACCGGCTGATGCTCTTCACCAAAACGATACGTTAATGCCGCTTTTGCCATCGCCTGCTGTGCTGGTGGAGGTAACATCAGCGACTGCATGGCATCGCGCTTCTCTTCCACACGGTCAAAAATTCCCAGTACTTCGTAAGCTCCTTCAATGACTTTCTCCACCACGTTGCCTTTATGGGGCACGCGCACCTCACCAAAACTCTCACCGCAAATCAGCCCATTTTGACAAACCGATCTAAATAAACCCGGCAGCATCTGGTATGAGCTTGAACCATCATGGCTGTTAAGCAAGATGATTTCTGGCACCTGTTTGCCAGTGATTTGGCCTTCGCGACGCAGGCGCAGCATGTGTTTGGTGTGCTCTCGCTTGCTCTGGTCCCGCACACGGGTCTGGCAGGCAAAGAACGGCTGGAAGCCTTCACGCTGCAGGTTATCGAGCAGGGTTATGGTCGGGATGTAGGTGTATCGGTCGCTGCGGGATTCATGCTTTTCTTCGCTGAAAACACTCGGTACATAATGTGCCAATTCGTCGCGGGTTAACGGGCGGTCACGGCACACTAGGTTCACTGCACCAAATCGGCTGGCTAATCGGGTCATCGTGTTTTTCCTTATTAAACAAAAGAAAACGCCCCGCTCGAATGAGCAGGGCGCTATGGTTATGCTGGGTAAGCTGAGAGTAGCGTGACTACCGGGTGTTGAACGTCCATGTCCCCCGATCGGTATCGACGGCGATTTCAAGTGCGTTGCAACCAGACATAAAGCCTTTGCCCACAAAAAGCCTGTCTGTCGTATTCCCAAACCCCAGCCGGACAGGTTTCCAGGGCATGGCCTCCGCATCCTGGCAGTTACCCCGGTTAACCGTAATCTTTTTTATCAGCAGCGAATCTGTGCGGGAGGTGACGTATATTTTGGTATACAGCTCTCCGGCATTGCTGGGACCGGCACTGACTTTAAACGGAGCCTCTGCAGCCATCGCTGAAAGCGAAAACAGACCTAAAAATGCAGCGATTAACGTACTTTTCATTATTCATCCTTTCTTCAATATCAGCGGGAAAACTCAGGTATACACGCTGAGCGGGCATACTCAGGCAAAGCCTTATCCGCTCCCGCCAGGGTAAATGTCACCGGGCTCACGCCATCACCGGAGACGGTGACACGCTTGCCTGTGCGTAGCTTCTCCCACATCCAGGTAAAATTACCCGAGCCTACGTGACTTGCCGTCTCGCTAACGTCGGCGGCATCTTCCTGGTCAATTGTCACCATGATCCGCTGATGATTATCCGTGCTGACCTGCCGCCCGGAGCCATCGGTGAAAATAAGGAGTTCAGGTTTGTCGCCGTTACTGTCGCAGGCGAGATACAGCTGGGACTGTCCCTTACCAAGAATGGTGTATTCCGCTGTTCCCTGCGCATAGCCGCTGACCCAGGCATCGCGATTACCAAAAGCCTGGGACACAGCAGGTGTCAGTAGTGAGATGAATAAGGTGGAGAGTAATAACTTCGTTTTCATCGTATTTTCCTTTCAGAAGCCTGCCATGTCACCGAGGCTGGTGATGATAAAAAACAGGCAGGCCATAAAGATAATGAGGGTGATGTACCAACGGGTAGCTTTCCCGGGCAAACGAAAAGGGTTTTCATGCGCGGTCCTTAGCGATGTGCCAGTACAGCAGCCCTGCCAGTATCGGGTCGATAATTAGTCCGAGAATAAACCAGCCCCAGAACGAGCGACTGTTAGCAGCGGCAACCAGGGCCAGTAGCAGGGCCAGTACAACCTACAGCAATATTAATGGCATACGCCTCCCTGAGCATGTGACGAACCCTGCGATTCATCGCATTGATTTAAAATAAGTAAATGAGTGAATACAGCAATCCCTGAGGGATTTTATAACCTGAAGTCGATAGTGGATAATGAATAAGTCCGATCGGTTCGATCGACAAAATCGATCGTGATGCAGCTACATGGTTTATCGACACGTCTCATAATTTTATCGATGAGGCCGCGGCAATGGGTTATCCGAAAAAGAAGGACCAAACGGTACCCGCCGCCCGCGTAACAGAGTGGGTGACAGCCTGTAAGGCTCGCCGGGCAACCTGCGGCAGAGGTGTCAAATCGATCACCCGATTAATGACCTCAACCACACTTTCCCCGAAGCTGCTTCGGGCGCTGCTGATGACTCCGGTGGTGCGATACTCAGTTTGCAGATGCGGCACCAATGGGCTACGGGCCTGCTTTGGGAGCCGGGTTATCATAGCCTCTACCAGGCGAGACAGGTGATAACGTCCACGGACAGAGACCGAAAGGATATCGAGCTCATCTATCCTCATTTGGCGAGCCACCGCCTGCTGCTTCAGGGTAATATGCTCGGCCTGTTTGGCAGATGGCTGCGCTGACGACCAGTTCCACTGTTCAGAAGGTTCGGTTTTATCAACCTGATTGAGAATCCACAGTACAGGCGGTAACACCCCGTTGTACTGCTCAAACACTGCCTGGTGAAATTGCTCTTCTACCGAAAACGCACGATCATCGGCTTTAAGCACCCACAGCACCATATCGAGCTCAGGTAATTGCTCCCGATACAGTTCCCGGTATTCACCGTCGCGCTGCTGGTTCTCTCCCACACCGGGTAAGTCGATAAGTGTCAGATAATGGCTTCCAAAGCGGAGCCGGACGCGCTGTGGCTGGCGAGTGCAGGCCTTCACGGCATTGACAGCACAGGACTCGCTGCGAAACAGAGCGTTACAGAGTGAGCTTTTACCAACGCCGGTTTTACCCATGATGCCGATAACCGGCTCATAGGTGACCAACCGGTTGAGCTCATTGAGAAGATGCTGTCGCAATGAACGCGGGTAACGCCGCAGATGGCGGCGAATCAGGGTATAGCCTGAAGGTTGTTTCAT